AGCAAGAAGTATAAGGTTGGCGATGTTGCTCTCAAAAAGCGGGGCAGACCACGCAAGGAAAAAGAAGTGACTGATGAAGTCAAAAAGATTGCTGATGGAATCATTCATGGTGTTAGCGGTAAGCGTTATCAGGTCATGGACTTTAGTATGGACATGGTAAATAGTCCAGCGCATTATAAAGTTGGTGGCATTGAAACCATTGATTTTATTGAAGCTAAACAGTTGGGCTACCATTTGGGTAATGCCGTAAAATACATTAGCCGAGCAGACCACAAGGGTGCTAGGATTCAAGACCTAGAGAAAGCCAAGTGGTATTTGGATAGAGAGATTAAACGATTAAGTGCCTAGAGCATTTGTATGACGGCAATAGCTTATGAAAGTCTTGTATATGCGGTAAGCGATTTGCTAGGGTAGCTAGGGTCTAGGCACAAGATTGCTTCCTTACTACCCACCTTTCACGAACACGACGAGGGGCGTGCTAATATACTAACCCCTCACCCCTCACAAAAATACAACACTAACTCTTTTACAGAGTAAAGAACTATGTTACAATCGTGGCATGGCAAGCACCCCCGAAAAGAAAGTCAAAGACAGTTGCGTTAAGCTCATCAAGAGCTATGACGCTTATTACTTTTACCCAGTTATGACTGGGTTTGGGCGTTCAGGAATACCCGACATCATATGTTGCGTAAGGGGTAAGTTCCTAGCCATAGAGTGCAAAGCTGGCGACAACAAGCCAACAGCACTACAACAAAGAGAATTAGAAAAAATTACCGAGGCTGGAGGAGTGTCGCTTGTTATTAACGAAGCGAACCTAACAATGTTAGATGAAATACTAAAAGGATTAACGCATGGAAAACCAAAGCCCTGAGTTTTGCACAGGCGTGCAGATTCTACTCAAGCGTATGGAAAGCAACCCCGAGGAGTTTAGCGGGGCTGGTTATGGCAAGTGGGGTCATATACTACAACAAGTTGTGACCGCAAAAGAATCCGGCAGCGATAAATTACAACAACCAAACTATTTAAATGGAATTACGGCTGCCGAGATAAATGCACTCTATGCGTCGTATAGCAAATTTCTCCGCAAAAAGTTTGATGACAAAATTATGAAAGAACTTCTTAATGATGCAGAGGAACTATCATATTCTATGACTTCAGCCCCCAACGTGGTTTTAGGTCATGGCGGTGCGGGAAGCTCAGCAACAGTTAGCATTGGAGCTGGAGCCGGTGCAGTTTCGGGGGCTATTTCAGCCTATCAACCTTATTACAAAAACAACAAACAAACTGTGGAAGAAATACTCGAAGAAGTAAAGGGGTTTTTATGAGCTATTCAATCAAAGACGAAGAAGGCAATAAGGTAAGAATTGTAGGTAGGCTTGAAGAAGCTAAAGCCCTCTGTGCGTTGCGTGAAGGCTGGACTTATAAATGTATTCACAAACCAAAAGAAACAATTGATTTAACAAAGTTTGAGGAGGCGCCATTTTGAACGCAAATGAACCATTTATATGGGTAAAACAAGATTTTGATGGTGAATGGATTGAAGTTCATGCTGGTAAAGGTATTCCACTCTATACCCATCCAGAAAAAGAATATAAACCTAATCAAACATTGGAGTGTTCTTTTGATTTGGCTGGATTTAAACCGCCAGCAAATACACTAACAGATGAGGAAATATGGGAAGTTATTAACCGAACTGCTTGGGTGGGAACAGAAGAAGAAATTAGATTCAAGATTGCAGAAGCAATACTAAGAAAGGCACAAGAGAAATGACCACCTTCACCACACAAGACCGGCTAGACGCCCAACGTACCCCGTTGACTGATGAGCAAATACAGAATATTTACCTTGAAAAATATGACGGGCACATGGGATTTTTAAGACCCGATGAAGTTAAAGAGTTCGCCCGCGCTATCGAACGCGCCCACGGAATAGGTGAATAAATCGTGAAGCAAATTGGCACCTTTGATGCAGCACCAATTGAACAGGAATTAAAAAACACTGTCTTTTGGAACTGGATGAACATCCGCAGATTAAATTTAAAAACTGATCACTATCAGGTAGAAGACATTATCTTGCGCTATCAAAAAGTAACCTACCCCATGACTGTGCAAAACTTTTATGAAAATATGGATTGCGTTGATTACTTTGTGCAAGATTACTTTCCCAAAACAATTAACCTTATTGCCAATTTGTTTCAAGACAAATCAGTTGGGCGCGTAGTCATTGCTAAACTCAAAGCTGGTGCTCATGTAACGCCACACAAGGATGAAGGTAAATACTGTGAGGCGCATGATCGATTTCATTTGAGCATCATTACTAATGAGAAGGTGTTTGTGACTTGTGACAACCAAACTACCCATATGCCAAAGGGAACTATCTGGTGGTTTGATAATAAGAAAACCCATGAAGTAAAGAACTTAGGTTTTCAAGATAGAGTGCATATCATTGTGGACGTTTTAAAATGAGCTTTACCATCTACCAAGCAGACGGCCTCAAAGTCATCCAGTGGTTTCCAACCGTGGACAAACTGATTGCCAGTATGCTGGCTAACCCTAACGACGCGTACCATCGGAATGCATCATGACTATTATTGGTTATGTATCAATCATCGGCCTTGTGTTAATACTTTTATGGAATAAATAATGGCAACCAAAAAACTTAAAGTAATAGAACCAGCAGTAAAAGAAAAGTCTGGCAAAGTAATTGCAGACTCTAAAGCATTTAGTCACGCAGAGATTGAAGAGAAAGCTGGTCGTAAGAAGCATGAAGACAAGCGTGGTTTTTTGTTATCTAACGGAAAATTTGCTGATCGTAAAGAAGCAGCTAAAGTAGCGGAAAAAGCTGGCGAAATTAAAAAGCCAGTAAAGAAACTGCACTCACATAATCTTCGAGAAGGACTTAAAATTAAAAAGGCAAAGGAGCCAAAATGAAAAAACCGCCATTCAAAATTACGTTTGAAGAAGGTTGCTTTGATGATCTTGAAGATGAGCTGACCCAACAAGAATTAGATGCGTTGATTGACGGCATTTTTCAATTGGCGGAAAGCGGTGAAATATTTGAAAACTCCACGCCAGTAACAGAGTTGCCAGAATATGAACAAGCAGAAATTATTGATATGTTAGAGCGTAAGAAAAAACGGATAAGACATTGAAAAAGAAAAACTACAACTATTACAAACTAGACGTTGGGTTTTATCCTGATGTTGTTAAGCTTTGCTTTGATGATAAGGTGTTTCAGCAAATTCTTAAAGACCATAACGTTACGCTAAAAACCAGTGCGCTTGATTATGGCATAGCTGAAACCCATCTGATTGGGGACGGCAAAGACGCTATAATTGTTCTTGTGTTTGATATGTCTTTGGTCAATGATGACATCAGCGAGTTGGTAGATACAATTGCGCATGAGATATGCCATGCTGTCGATCATCTTGCCGAACACATTGGCGAAGACGAAGGATTTAAAGGCGAGACCAGAGCCTACCTTACTGGCCATCTTGCACAGCAAATATTTAAAATCTGTATGCATGAAAAGGACAAGTATGCTAGAAAAACAAATCGAAGCAAGATTAAACAAAATGGTAAAAGCACAGGGCGGAATGAGCCTGAAGTTTATATCAACCGTAACGGGGGTACCGGATCGCATAGTCCTGCTGAAATCCAAGCTATCATTCGTGGAGCTGAAGACAGCGACGGGAAAATTGAGCAAGCGCCAAGAAGTAGTATTTAAAGAATTAGCCGACCAAGGCTTTCCCGTAACTGTAATTAGATCAATTGATGATGTAGAGGAATTTATTTGTGAATCGCTCAGACCTGCACCCGTATCAGACGATGATAATTGGGAAGGCGAAATCCATCCCCAACTTGGGACTATTTCTACCCCCGGGTTTGGGGAAGACGACGACATCATTGACGATACTGGCGGAGCAGTTTGATGGGCCTACACTTATTATTGCCCCTAAACGTGTTGCTGAAACTGTATGGTCTCAAGAGGCATTAAAATGGGATCATCTAAAACATCTAAGCGTCGCAAAAATTCTGGGCAATCCCTCACAGAGATTACAAGCGTTGAGGAGTTCTTCGAGTATGTACGTGGTAAATCTAGAGAATTTGACTTGGCTATGCGAGCAGTCGGAGATGAGCAAGTTCAAGAACCTAATCATCGACGAGAGCAGCCGGTTCAAAGACCCGAGTACAAAACGTTTCAAAGCTTTGAAGAAGTGGTTAAAGAACTTCAATCGACGTATTATCCTTACTGGTACGCCGACCCCACAGGGGATGGCAGACCTATGGTCACAGGTTGGCATCTTGGATTTAGGGGAAAGACTGGAGACGAGCCTGACGAAGTTTAGAGACAAGTATTTACAGCCAGATCAAATGAATCGGCAAACAAAAGTAATCTATTCTTGGAAGTTAAAAAATGGTTCTGCTGAGGAAATTCAAAGTAAAATTTCAGATATATGTTTTAGTCTTAAGGCTGAAGACTATTTACAACTACCGCCGCTTACAGCGCTTTATCACAAGATTGAAATAGAAAAACCCATACGAGATAAATATGATCAACTTAGAAAAGACATGGTCGCTAACATCGGTAAAGAACAAATCACAGCTCCAACAGCGGCAACATTGGCGGGCAAGTTACTCCAATTCACCGCAGGCGCGATTTATGGAGCGGATGGAGAAACGCAGGAAATACACCGCGCTAAATTGGAATACCTTGAGTCGATCATGGAAGAGTCTTCCTCGCCAACGCTGGTCTTCTACCACTTCAAACATTCGCTTAACCGATTACGTCTTCAATTCC